TTCCTAACATTTGATCGTATACTGTAGAAGTACCAGCTGGTACCATAACACCATCGATATCTTTAACCATACCACGAGTAGTAGCATCATTTAGATATTTCCAGTCAGTTTTGTAGAAGTCATAAGAACCTCTTCTAAAACCAGCAAAACCAAAGTTAAGAGCCATTTCTTGCTCATTCTCAAATAAACCATAAGAAGCAGCTTGAGTAGAAGCATAACCTCCACCAGCTTGTGCAGCAATCATATCATCGAAATCAAGAGCAGTAGCTCTGTTTAAGAATAACATGTTTTCTTCAATAGCACCTTGCTTATCTAGTTGTTTAAGAATTGCATCGAAATCACCTAATGCACCAGCTCCAGGAGCAGCAGCACCAGCGAAATCATTCCACACTAAACCTCTATCTTCAATAGCAGAAAATAAACCTTGAGTACCTTTAACAGGAGCATTAGCATCGAAAAGAGTATCTCCAGCCGCGGCTAATATATCTGTTCCAGTAGCTAGTTCACCTTCAACCATAGCCATTTCCATGTAGTCTTCAAATCTTAATCTAGTTTCAGCCTCAGCTTTCATATACCAGAAATATCCAGCAGATCCATCTTCAGCAGCAATTTCGATCCAACCAATTTGAGCTGTATCAGAACCAGATACTTCAAAGTAATCCTTCATAATGATAGGACTATTAGAAAAAGTACTTGGCGTTGGCTCAATTGATTTTTGATTGTTACCTACTCCTTTTGGAAATTCAGAACCATATACAAATAATTTATAATTATCAGTTACAGCACCAAATACAGCGGTGATATCAGCACCTTGATAAGGTAATAAAGTAGCTCGCTTATTAGCGTTGTCAACAGCAGATACTAAACATTTAGCTGTAATTAATCCGTTTGATAAAACAACAGTGTTGTTGATTTTCAAAGCAAAATTACCAGTTACAGTAAACACGTTAGTAGCAGCGCCAGTTCTAATAACACCTTCATAAGCTACGTGTAATCTATTTTGTTCAGACCAAATTACTTGATCAGATGTCATTGGCATCTCAGCGCCAACCATTCTTAGGAAACCACCTAAAGTCCTGTTTCCGTATCTCTCTACTTCAGCTTCATAAAGCTCAGGTAGGTATTGTTGTGTCCAAGTTGAGAAGGCAGCATCATGAAAATTAATATAATTATCAGGTAATGTTGTCTTCTGTGGCATTGGCTTTATACTGGCTGGGAAAGCTCCCGTGTTTACGGCAGTATTGTTTGTTACAAATCCACTCATTTTTTAATTTTTAAGTTAAAGTTATTGTTTATATTTTTTAATTTTTAACTTGGAACTATCATCTCCGCTGATTGCTCTAACCTTAAACCCATTAAACGTTATGTCTCCTGAGTTAGGTTTTGAGCTTTCAATGTTAGCCGACTTACTCATTATCTCTTTTAAACCATCTGCTTTACCTTGTTCGTAAAAATGATTTGCTAGAGAGTCTGGGTTTCTAGCCGCATATACAGCTTTGTGATAGCCTTTTAAATCAGATACTTCACCTTTTTTGTTTAAGAACTTCTTAACTAGATTGTTAAGGTCTGACTGTGCTTCAGCAACTTTTTCAGTATTGTTAATCTTGTACTTAAAAGCTTTATCTCCTACATTGAACTCGAAACCTTCGTGTTCGTTAAAATAATCTTTTGTACCAGATTGGAATTTACTAAATCTGTCTTTTCTCACGTTTTGTTCCTCGTTATGTCTATTGAAAAACTCCATAGCTTTTTCAACTTCATTAGAATTAGCTGCTGGTCTCATCTCGATATTAGCTGCGTATTTTCTTTTTGTATCGTCAAAATAGCTTTTAGCTTTTACAATTTCTTCTTTTAGTGCCAACTTTTTAGTACGAATTTCTCTTTCGTCGTCTTCGTCTTCGTCATACTCAAAGCTATCTTCCATCGTCCATTCGATTTCTTCTAAGTCTAAGTGTGGTTTAGTTGACCTATAATACTCTTTTATTAAAGCCTCATTACCCATTTTTGAATAATCAGTATTTAATCTAACATAATCCTCTAATGTACCACCAGTCTCTTGCATAAACTCTACTAGTTTTTCAATGTTTTCTGGTAATTCTAATTTAGGATCGTTTTTAATTTCTTCTTTAGCTTCTTCTAAATGATGTTCTTCTTCATCTTTAGCTTCGATTATTACTACTTCTTTTTCAGCCTCTTCGGTAGCTTCTGGCTCTTCGACGTGTGCTTCTCCCACTTTTTCGCCATCTGTGGGTTGTTTTTCCACATCCACTTTCTCTGCGCTTGACTCTTGAACGGCATCTTGTATTTCTTTTTCTTTATTTTCTATAGCTTCTTCTTCTTGCTTTTTAAAGTCTACCTTAGTAGTATTGTCTTCTGTTTTAGTAAGCTTTTTAGGTCTTACCGTTTTTTTCTTCATCTTGAAGTCACCTTCTTGTTTTACTTCTTCTGACATAATATAATATAATAGTTAATAATTAACGAGGATTAAATGCTTCTAATCCAAATGAACCATCAAGTGTATCGTTACCTGAAGACTCAAAGTTAGTTGGCATACCATCGCTTTGTCTTTGTTGTATCATTTCACTCTGTTGAGTTGCCTGTATTTTTGTTCTCTGATCTTTTCTATTTTCAATTTCAGAAATCTTTTCGCTCTCATTCTTGATTTGAGCCTTAGCTAGCTGCATATTATACTGAAACTCAACTTCCATCAATTGTTGTTTTATTTGAGCTTCTGTTTGCATTCTTTGTATTTCAAACTGAGATTTACCTTGTTCTACTTGTAGTGCGCTTTCTGTTAATGCTTGTTGTTTTTGAACCTCATACAATGCAGCTTGTTGAGCTGTCTGCTGATTAGCTTGAGCTTGTGATTGAATATTTTGTTGTTGTAATTGTTCCTCTCTAGCTTGTTTTTGTTTTCTTCTTTTCTTTAAAAGCTCATTAGCTAATTTAATATTACTTATATCTCTAATATCTATAGCATCTTCTAAGTCTATACCACCTGCTCTTAAAGCTATTTGAATATTTTCTTCAAGTTTTGCTTTATCTTCGTCATCTGGCTCTAGTTCAATATATATACCAAAGTCATGTAGTTCTTTGGTCATAAGTTCGTCTAATGTAGCAGAATTAAAAGTTGTTATACTATCTTGTAAAGCTATTCTAGTTATAGGAAACATTAAAGAATCAGATACTCTTCTGGATATGTTTTCACAAGCTTTTAAAGTTAAATACAAACTAGCTTGAAGTATGTGACGAGTAGCCGTGTTAGAATTAGCAGCAGCTAGTTTTTGTAAACCAACTAATGAATCTCTGTCAGGAAGTGATCCATCTCTAGCTTCATTTAAACCTGTCGTATCTCTAATCATCTGCAAATAATACTGATAAGTTTGAATAAGACTTTGTATTTTAGCACCACCACTACTTGACTGTAATTCTTGTATAGGAATTTTACCTCTATTTATTTCACCCTCTTGCGTCAATGATCTACCTATAACACTACCAGTTTGAAAATACATATTTAAAGCTTCAGCAGGGTTGTAGTTAGTTCCATTACCTAAATCTACTTCTGCTAAACCATCAACATCCATATATACACCATCAGGAACCATTCTAGCTAATACTTGTTGTATTTTTAAATGAGTTAACTGTATCATATCTGCAAAACCAGTTATACGAGATACTAAAGACTCTATTCTGCCTCTGTACATCTTAGGTGCGCATATTTGGTAGTTCATATTAACCTTTGGTGAATTAGCTAATGGTCTAGTCATGTTAAATGCTTGTTGCCATTGTAACATTATTGGATGACCTAATATTTTTGCTCCACTATATAAAACTTCTATTGTTCTTGACACTCTTTTAAATGTATCAGCTTCAGGTGGAAGAAAAGTATCTTCTTTTTCTAAAGCTTTTTCCATACCACTAGATGTTTCTTTTATTTTAAATACTTGGTCTATAAAAGTTTTGTATTCAAAAAATAAAACCTGAACAGTATTATCATCATACCTACCATTAAAACTATTTAAATACTCAGAATTACCTTTGTATTTTTCTATTTGTTCTATTTCATTTGGTGTAAGATCTGGAAATTGCAACTTTAACTGTGGTATAGTTAAATATTTTATTTCACCTACATAATACAGGTCTTCAAAATTTGGATCTTCAGTGTAAGACCAAACCATGTTTGCTGGATCGCAGTAATCAACAACAACACCTTCAGACTTATTCCATGTTGTTTTCACTGCTGCTATACCTAATATTACTAAATCTTCATTTAATCTTTTTCTTGTTAAATCATATTTATTCTTTGCAAGAACTTGATCAATAACTTCTTCTTCTGCTATTTCTATAGATTGTTTATAGCTAAGCTGAAGATGCATCGGTATTTCATCAGTTGTTTCAGGTGTTTGATTTGTTTGAGCAAAGTTTCTTAAATCAAAATCAGGAAATAATCCTTCTACAGCTTCATAATACTGTTTAAGCATTATGTCTTCATATAGCTTTTGAGCGTATTCTGTTCTCTGTTGTCTAGACTCTGGATCTTGAGCCATGGTTTTAACATCGTAAGTTCTTTGAGACATACCATTAACTACAATATCTACAAATTTAGGAATAACAGGAACTGGTTTCCAGTCTAAATTTAAATAAGATAAATCGCCATTAATAGCTAACTCATCTTTGTATTTTTGTACAGGTTGTTCTGCTCTAGCATATAATCTTAGGTTGTGAAACCAAGTGTAGTTATTATAAAACTGATAACCAGCACCTCTATAATTTCTAAACCACTCTCCTTCTATAGCTCTAGCAACAGCTAAGCCATAATCTTCTGTGTTTTTTTCTGCTACTGGAACTGTTTGATCCGGAAAAATACTATTGCTATTAGTGTATATTTGCATTTATCTATATGTTTATTTTTGAAGTATATCCAGTATTGTCGTAAGTCTTCATACCTAAATTGAATTTTTTAATTGCATTTAAAGAGTTGGGTCTGTATCTATTTTTATTACAAGCCATGATAGCTAAGCCTGAGCTTATAGTAGCATCGTGTTTTGTTCTATTATTTATATCGAACGTTGCCCAATCTTCTAAAGTTTTTTGAAAATATATATCTCCATTTTTACCATCAAATGAACCCACATATTCGTTTATGTAAGTTTCTATTGCTGCTGCATGAGCCTGCTTTATATCTTGACTTGAATTAGGTATACCACCTATTTCTCTTTCTGTAATAGAAAGTTTGTTCCAAAGTTTATCAGGTCTATTCATACTGAAACCTCTATAACCTCTTCTTTTAAAATGATACAATAATCTTGGTTTATTGTTTTCAGCTAGTATTGGCATACTATAAAATACACAAGCCATTAGTACGTCTTCGAAAAACATTTCAGCCGTTTGTGGTCTAGCTATATACTCTAAGAAAAAATGATTTGGTGGGGCATCTTCCATTGAAAACTTTGTCAATCCATGAAGAGATCCTTTAGAACCTCTACCATCTACAGTTCCACTAATATCATAAGAATCACAACCAAAAGCACCAACGTGTGAATTTGCCGGGTATTTAGATCCATTTTTTTCTATAATATTATTTTGTAATTCTAATGGAGGAACCCATGATATTGTAAACCTACCATTTGGATTAGGCATAAACATTACTTCTGTATCTACTATTCCATTTTTCCATTGAAAATTACCTATAGTAACGTTATTTACTGAGTTAGAGTACTCATTATAATCTATTTGTTGATATATCTTAGTAAGATTAAACAAGCTATTTTTAGCTTCATCCCTGAACGCGTGAGCTTCAGTACGTGGAAACTGTCTGTAATATTCATTTAAACTATCTTGATCTTCTTTTAGTCCATCTACTTCGTTATCCCAATGTTCTATTACTCCGATTGTAATTGGCACACCGTCAATTCCAAGTGTTTTATTTTTTGGCGTAGTGAATACAGGTGATCCAAAAGTATCCATGAATCCTTCGTAGTTCCATTCCATAGGGATGAAAAGAGAATAGAGTCCGCTAGAAGTTTGTCCGTTTCTATTTCTTTTAACAACGTCTGAATTGTAATAGAGTTTTTTGAAATTGTTTCCACCTTTATCTAATGCGTTTGAAGTTGAGCCCATCATACACTTGCCTACTATTTTTCGGCCTAGTCTTAATGTAGTTTTTGTAACTCTCCAGTTGTTTAATATGTTATCAGGTCTTTCCCATTTACCACTTTCATCATGCGCTAATATTTTTAGCTTTTCACCATCGTAAGAGTTGTCTCCTGTATTTTTCCAGTCAATAGTTGTATCAAGACCTTGTAGTTCTTTTAATTTAACGTTGTCGTCTAGTTTACGTCTAGTAAGTTTTGAAGCTGGGACTCTATACGCCAGTTCGGTTTTAGGACGATCCATACCATCCTGGATCGGCTTGAAAAAAAACGGATAGTTAACGGATATTGGTACAACTTTAT